ACAACATGTACATCTGCAATATCAATTGGTATAGAGAGGGACTTCTTGAATGCAGATACAATTTTTAGCAGCTGCTTGCGTACTTCTGGACGCATTTCTTCGTTATCCCAAATTTTTGGATTCAGTTCCACATTAAAACCCTCCCGTAAAGCCAAAATAACGGCACGGACAGCGATGTTTCACGCTGCCCTATGCCAATACCTATCCCTACGCCATTAGACGTATTCTGACGTGTCTATATAGCCCTTATCGTACTGAATAGTTGCTGTGATGTTGTGGTTAGCGTTGTTCTCCCAGTTATAGGCACTTTCGCTAATACCGCTAATCCAGCAACCCTCCAGAATCCAGCGGCGAACCACCTGCTGATCAGGAGTCATCTCCACCAGCCAGGCCTTCTTCTTGTAGTCTGACATCAGCCCAACCTTCTCTGTCCGAACATTTCCGGACAGGTTCTGCCAAGCCATGAGCACAGACTTGGTGTCTGCACCAATGTAGTCGTACAGAGTCAGAGAGCCTGCTTCAAAGGTCATTGCACCCGCAGCCTTGATAGTGGTGTTCCCACGCTTGGTTTCAAGTGCCTGCTGAGTATAATGAGGGATACTTGCACTGGATACGGACAGCCGCAGCACATCACGTGCATTGGCAATTCTTGCCTGGGCCTCGTTGCCAATCATACCAGCACGAATCAGCTCTTCCAGCCCTTCCACAATGAACTCAAAGTTATTCTCTCTCTGACGCTCATAGAGGTTAGGATTATCTGCCAGAACAAATGCACCCATAGGGGTTACAGTAGGTTCATTCAGGGTACTCGGACGGTCAACACCTGCTAATCTAATTGCCATATGTTCTACCTCCTATTAGTTTCCATCAGTGACAGCCAAATCTTCATTGGTC